GACCCCGTAATTTCCGCTTTATATCCATATAAAGAGATTGGTGACCAGAACGATGATGGATATCGTTACAATCTATTACCATCAAGAAAACAACATTCAGGACATTCCCCAACAGGAACATTCCCCGACCAACGAGATATTCTTACCAGAGAAGAAGTTTTAGAGGTGTATGAGAAATATTACAAATACACAGTTAAAACAAACGACGCAGGTGATTTTATGATTTGGGGAGTTGGTTTAGGTGAACAAAGAATTCACGTAGATGTTGACTTATCCGATATGGGATGTCAATCATTGTCACCATACGATTTAATGTACGAAGGAATTTCCGCGGAAAAATTTCAAAACGCATATACATATATGTCTTCTAACAATTTGGAGAGTCTTCCTCAAGTTGTTTCTTTTGATAAAACAATTGAAGTTTATCCATTTTGGGGTAATGAAGACTTATGTCAAATTGGTTTAACAAGAACAGATTTCGATTTAAAAGATAAAGGAATTAGAATTGAACCATACGCGGTGGTGATGGGAGGTACATTTACCGATTCAGGTAAAGACGCACTAAGAGTTCAATGTAATGTTGATAATCAACAAGGTGAGAAATGTCGTCTAACGACAATGAAAGGAGACATCGAAGCAATTAGATTTACGGGAGAATTTGAAAAAGACACCAATGATAACCCAGATTTCAATAGACCAATTTTAGAAAAATTAGAAATTGACCAAACTATTGATGAATTTGGTAGATTCTTTTTTAGGGTGCCGATGAACACTTACTACATAACAACAAATGAATTTGGTGAAGTTGTGGAATCTAAAAATAAAAACGTAGGTATCCCAACAGAATCGACTTATCGTTTTAGACTTTCATTAAATGAAGATACGGGAGGAAGAAATAGATTTACAGGTAAAATATTAGTACCAAATATTAGAGAATATCACATTAGTGACACGGCGTATAATGGATTATATAGTACTATCGACCCAAAATCATATTCATTTAGTACATCTATTAATGATTACCCATCTGCGGCGATTAATGAAATATTAGGAAAAAGTACCGACGCAATTGCTGATGGTAAAAGAGGAGTACCACAAGATTATTTTTATAAATTTAGATATGGTAGAACATATACTGTTGGACAATTTATTAACAAATATTATAATGACGGAGCTTTAGGTAAATTATTTAGTTTCTTTAAAAGAGATAGAAGAGAATCGTTCCTCGGCATCAAAGAAATTTGGCCATCTGAAAGTAGTGATTGCTCAAGTACTATTAATTATTTCCCAATAAACGATGCTGTTAGAAATCATAGATTTAATTTCTTTGTTTTAACAATTTTAAGTTACGTTGATTTTATTGGATTAAGAATTCAATTATTTTTTAAAGAATTAAACTGTTTAATACAATTTGGAGCCGCTGGTGTATTTGGTATTTTTAATAATTCAGCTGCCGCTAAACAATTTGCAAGAGCGAAAGAAACACAATTCAAAAGTATTTTTAAAGTTAATTTAATTATATACCCAGATTGTTATGATTGTGAAGAAGATAATACAAATGGTGAAGTTGTAATTAACGCGGACCCAGTCAATATTGCGGCAGTAACTGGAGGTACCGCTGGTGTTAATTACATTTCCGCAACAAGTTCACCATTTAGTGTTTCAGAAAGATGGTCAGCAACAAGAACCAATTGTGACAAATATGATTTAGTTAATACAAGTGCCACATCACAAGTAGTAACATATACTGATTGTGATGGGGCTACAGGTCAAACGGCAACACTTGCTGCGGGATCTTCATTATCTTTATGTGTTAAAAACGGAACCACCCCAACAATACCAGTTTCAGTAACTTCAACATTCACATCGTTAGGATGTTCAGGTGCTGCTGGGTATCAACCAAATGACTCACTATATTTCTACCTAACAGTAAACGGGCAACCAGGATATGAAATTACGAATGTCCCAACATATAACTCATCACCAAAAGATGGTGATTATCTCTATCAACGATATGTGATGGAAATTGACGTATTAGGTGGTGCGAGTGAATACATAGCAATTGGAGTTGGTCAATCATATACAATTATGTATGATGGTTCAACTAGTAGGTGGAAAATTAAAGATGCGTACAAATCTATTGCCGATACGATAGCTGCGGCGTACAACCTACCATATGATCAACCAGTAAGTGGAACTGCACATCCTGAACAAGGTAGAGTTGTGATTAAAAAATTATGGTATGTTGATAACGTACCTATTAGTGCAACAACCATAAATGAAAATGAAGAAGGTTGTGCAAAATATGATTACATAATTGAAGATAAATTAGGTAGATGGGGTACTAGTATGAGTCTCCAAGGTTTAAAATTACCATTAACTGGTGCAACCGCAACATATGAAACATATGCTGAAGCTTATAATGCTATGAATGGTATAAGAGCACCAAGAAATTCATTTTACGGTACTCCACCATTTTATGATCAATTAGATTTAAACTATAACACTACAATTATCGCCGCTAATGTACCAGATTGTGAAACGCCACCAAATTATAATATTGGTGCGGTTGCTTCGGTGTACGCTAAATGGCCAACTAGTGATAGTAGAAATTTTAGAAATGGAGATTCAAGATGCGTTTATCGTGGAGAATATGCGGGACAAGTTAAAAAGAAAGGACCATATTTTGTTGATGAGTTTTTAACGAGAGACGGAACATTAAGTGGTTGGTCTGAATTTAGAGATGGTGTTTATACCATTGTACCGTTAGCAGGAAGAACTGGAGAACTATTGTCTTCATATAGAAGAAGAAAATTATTTGGCAAGTTAATGTGTGGTGGAGTAATATCATACACATTCGCCAACTCTTGGTTAAATGGAGCACTTTACTTTTTTCAATTTATGAGAAGGGGTGCGAATAGATTCTGTAAAGATTGTTTATTTAAGAAAACAGATTTAGACGGAAGTATTCATTATTATTATAGATCAACACCGTATAACTCTTCTTTTAGTGGATACGAGTCACAATATAATGGTTCACAATTAGATGATGAGGGTAGGACATATAACGCAGTTTATAGTGGTAAAACAAAAGGATTTTACGGTAGTGTAAGAGTGGGTAATAGTAGAAGAGAAATTAATTTCCCAACTACAATTATTGATTTAGGACCAAGAACAACTTGGATAGATGAAGTTTGTGTTGACCCCGCTTTAGATGTTAATTGTTCAATAACAAGAAGTATTGGATCAACATCATATAAAGGTATTGACGACTTAATGGAGTATGTTATTCAATCAAAAGAATTAAAAGAAAGAGGTCGTTTAGATATTCAAGATTTGTTTGATAGTCGTGGAGATGGATTAATTGATGGAGACATTGCTCAATTATTAAACTTTAACACGCAAACAGGAATATATCCATTTGAATATGAAGAATTAGATTCACCATATAGTTCACTTTATGCCACTTATTTTGATGGTAAAGGTCCAGTGGGTATTGATTTTGTTTATAGTGAAGATGATCCCGATACCGCCGTGGTTGAAGCAAATGGTTTATTAATTAGAAAATGTATTAATGAAAAAGGAAGATTGGGGGATTACTCTCAGAAAGTTCCTTATTATATGTGGGACACAAAAGGACACGGATTTGGTGAAAACGCAAATGGTGGAGAATCTCAAAATTATTACGTTGCTAAAATATATAACCAAAGAATACAAGAAATAAAATCAAATTTAAATTTAGATTCAACACTTGCAACTTTAGATGATTTTTATCTTTCACCAGAGGCTTCTTACGTGTTACCTCCAATACGTGATTGCGTTGAGGTGTCAGGAGTAAAGTCAAAAAGTAACGATAACTATAAAGAATATACCGTAGGTGGAGTAACAAGACATTTAATGGAAATTGGGTCACCATTTCACTTTATGTTTGGATTAAAAAAAGGAAACACCGCTTGGGATAAATTTATTGAAAGCTTTGGACCAAAATAATATGTGGAAAGATTTATTTAAAAAAAGAAAACCGAATCATTTAATTATATATGTTTTATATAATAAGGAAGAGTCATTGTTATATAAAATACTATCTAAATTAACATATAGCGTTGGACCATTCAATACTATCGAAGAATGTATTGAAGGTGTTAAATCGTTTATAAAAAAACATCCTGAAAAATTAAAACAAATGAACATTACAAGTTTTGGTTCAGGAAAAAATTTGGTACAAACAAATAGTAATAAAGAAAAGATATATGAATTGGTCGATACTTTAAAACCATTAATGTCAGATGAAACTAAAATAATGTTTACAACTTGTTTTAGTGGGGTTTCACATAGAAAAGTGGTTGAGATGTCAGAATACTTAGATGGTATTGAAATTGCGGCAATGAATAAATCATATTCACTAAATGGTGATATGACAATTTGTAAATGTAAAGAAAAGGGATATAGTAAAAGTGTGGTTGAATCACTACCACAAAGTAGAGATGGTATTAGATATGATGAAAATCAAATTGTCAACATTGTAAGAAGAAATGTTGGGGAATTGGTTGATTGGAAAACATCGGGTATGGCATATGAATACAATAAAGTTGTAAGGGAAAATAATATCTGTAGAGTTGATAAACAACCATACACATTATTAAAAAGTATAAGAAACTATATTTTTAATATTCAAAGTTAATGATAAAGAAAAAAATAATATTACCAACTAAGAAATTCTTCAAGGCAGATGAAGAAGACATTAACATTCGTGTTAATTTGGATGAAACCGAAGCATTACTTAGACAAGGTGATAAGGATATTATATTGGATATTGCTCAACTTTTTGATGATGAGAGAAATGATAGTAACAATTATAAAATTCACGGAAAATTAAAAATGGTTTTCAGGAATTTATATACTGGTACCACAACATATGCACCACTTAAAAGAAATCTTTATTTAAATGGTGATGGTACGGAAGCGTTAACAACTTATCCGGGTTCATTACCATATAACGAATTTGCGTTCCTTAGAAAAGATGTGTTAAGAGAAGTTAACATCCCACAAACAGGGTCAACTTTAACCACATTCACACAAAATATACAACTTACAGGTACCACATACACAGGACACACAACAACAACTTCAATAGATGCTCCATATAAAAATTGGAATGTTTATTTAAGTTATGCTTACGATAAAAATTCAGACCACCCAATGGCGTACACCTTAACTGGAGGTACAACTGGATTAACGTATAATTTTACAGCAAAAGACGGTATCCCATTTAGGGTGGTGGATAATGGATCACAATATGTATTAACATCACCTGTGGAACACGGAATGTCACAAGGTGAATATATCACCATTTCAACCACAGGTAATACTTTTTATTCAACAATTGGAACAGGAACAACAACAAACCTAACAGGTAGAACATTTTATATTGACTCCGTTGGTAACGAAGTACATAATTCAGAAAAATACGTTGTTAATTTAATAAAAACAGATTTTAAAACTGGATCAATATTAGGTAATGTTGTTTTTGGTAAAAGATGTATTGATAGGGATAATATAACGGGAACTACGTCAGAATATTATGTACACAAGTTAAAAACCTTAACAGATAACAACGATTATATTTTAGATAAACTTGGGTTTGAAACACCAATTTGGGAAGAAGAAAGAAAGTTAGTTTTTGAAACAAGTGCAGGTGATAATGATTATTTAGTGGAATTAAACAGAATGGAATCTGTTTTATATGATTTTAAGGAACCATTAAATTTAACAGGAGTAACAAATAATTTAGGTTATGCCCCAACAGAAGTTTTCTTATCTGTTATTTTTAGAAATGGAAACGGTTATTTTGATTACCCACCAAAGGTAGGTTACAAATTTCATTTTCATAACACTTGGATTGATAATCACTTCGTAGGATCAGGTTCAACCGAAACTGGAATACCAAGTACAGGTTTCACAAGTAATATTGGAACCACAGGTTTCACTAGAGGATTGGAATTACCAATTGGAACAGTATTAACTGGTGATTTTATTGAATATAACAGACAAGAATTAAAAGAAAGAATTGTTAGTCCCGCTTTTCATAAGTTCAATATTAAGTCCACAATTTTTAATCACGGACAAAACACAGCATTAACATATGCGGGACAAAGCCCTGTAGGGTTATACTATCAACCATATTATAAAGTTAAATTAAGACAATTGTCACCATATATTGAAACATCAAATACTGATGACATTTACAATTTACCAGAGAACGCATCTTATTTTGAAGATGAAGGTTTATGGAAATGGAGAGATGTCTATGATATGGGATTTGTTGATATTGAGGGTAATGGTATAGATTATCCATTTATTAATAACATTCATTACGTAAAAAACGATATTAATTTCTATTTAAGGAATGAGGAGTATTATACCAATAAGGAAGATGGTATAACAAGTTTTAATAATAAAAACAACTTAAACGGAACAAATCTTACTGACTGTTAATGAAAATATTAAGAAACGATAACGACATTAAAATTCTTTTACAAAAAGAACAGAATTTCAGAACTGACGCTGGATGGGAAGGTGATTTGCAACAAATTGAAACTCAAACCCTTAAAAAGATTATTAACGTTATTGAAAATTACGAAACAGTAAGATATGTGCACAACCCATATACTGGTTCAACGTTACCAACAGGGTTAAAACAAACAGACATTTGGTACCAATTTTATTTTTTAAGTGGAGGAACATATGTTCAAGATTATGACCCAACAGGTTTATCATCAAAAGAAAATGTAGAAATGTTAGCACAATTTAAAAATAGTTTTTTTAGGTTGGAATTTTTTAAAACACCCAACAACGTGGCTCCAGATAGAACAAATAGAAGATTAGTTTTTACTAAGAATTTATCATTACCATTAGGTGAGAAATATTTTTATGAAGATTTAGGTAATTTAATCTTTAAACCAGTTTTTACTGGTTCAAACTACAGAAACTCAGAAAATATGTATCTATTTTGGTTTCAAGATGACACCGCATTAAATGAGACGACATTAATAGGTAATACGTTTTGGATTTCTGCAAAATTCTATAATGCGGAAGACGCTTCTATTTTAGATTTTGTTAAAACCGACATCGGATCTGCTGAAGTTAAAGAATCAAACGATATGTACTATAAGATGATAATTGATAGAACAAATTATTCTTACGAAGTATATCGTTATAATAATGGAACTCAAGGGTCTAGAATTGGAGAAAGTAATGACCCAATAAAATTCTATCAGAAAAAAGGATAATGGAACCAAATAAATACGAAATATTAAAACAAACCGGAATTACATTCAATATACCACTTTATTTAGAAAGTAGTGTGGATGAGATGGGTGTTATGGTTGGATTTGACGGGGAGATACAACAAGTGGACCAAATCGTTAATTTTACCTATTCAGGTGCAACAGGGTCTAAAACAGTTACATTATATTCCACAACAAATCCAGATAAATTAAGAAAAATAGTTGACCAAGTGTATTCCATCAATTGGGGGGACGGTTCGGTAAGTGTCCCATTTCCAGTTAATAAAAATATTCCAAACTCTTCTTTTCCCTCCACAGGACATACATATACTACAAATGGTACATATGATGTTTCAATAACATTATCAGCTCCCTGGGGAACTCAAATAGTTAAAAAACAAATTACAGTACCAATTAACAATCCAAATACAATTAGTAATGAATTTGGATCATTTAGTGGGGTGACGATGCCAATTGAAATTGATTACATAAATAATTTAGACAATTCAACAGGATCAACGGGAAATGCCACCATTAAATTTATGGGTATAGGTAAAAGTAGAATTGAAGAATTAAGGAAGTACGGTCAAACAACTTTTAACGGGGTAACAACGGGTTCTACGGACGGTTCTAGTTGGAGTGGATATACTTTAGATAATCTTTATTATCGTGACTTTACAGATGGTTATACGATGATTACGGGTAGTACGTCTAGTTTTACCAAAGAAGAAGTGGTTAATAGAATGGTTACAAGAAATGAACATTTTTTAGGATTTATTGATGAACCAACAATTTATTCTGACATTTTTGTTGAGAGAGGAAAACAAGGTGTAATGGAGAAAAATTTAAGATTAGGAGAAATTGACAACATAGGTGAAGTAGACATATACGGAAATGGATATTTTAATGTGAGAAAACAATAAAAATTATATTTATTATAAAAAGTTATGGCAGTAGGAAGTTACGGAATAATTAGACCAGCAGATGTATCCCCAGCGGACGTAGATGTTTTTTATCACTACGTTCCAAATAGAACATCAACTGCGGAGGTAACCTTAAAAAAGTTAAACTCACAAGAAGTCCTTGCTCCAGTTTTTCATAACGGAGATACCACAGAAAGTACGGACGCTCCAAATGTCGAAATTTTAGGTGGATTATACAACTTAACACTAACTTCAGATGATTTTAGTGATTTAGGAATATATACACTTCATATTAGACCAAAACAAATCAGAACCTCAATTACAGATTGTGGTATTTTAGCTTCATTACCATCGGTTAGAGGGTTGGTTATCGATTTAAGTAACGTTCCATCTGCTGACAGAAACAAATTTACACCACAAGGATTGGTTGGATATCGTATTGAGTATTTAAATTCAAACGATAACACCAAAGTTACAAATTTTTATAGAATAGTAACGTCATCTTTTTATTGTACACCAGTTGTTTCAAACTTAACTAGTACAACTCAAAAGGCGATTAGATACCAATATAGTGTTGCGGCTTCAAATTTATTATTTTTAACTGTAACACCATCTTCGGCACCATCAAGTAGACCAAATGTGGTTCCATTTATTGGTCAACCAGGACAAAACATCATTTTAACCAATACATTCTTTAACCCAACAACTGTTGAAGTGGAAATGGTTGAACACGATTCGTCAACATTAGCATACGCATTATACGGTAACCAAAGTAAGGCAGTGTCTTCAGGTATCTATACAATTTACGATAACAATAACAATATCTTCAAACAATACAATCTTTATGAAGTTAAGGACGAGTTTAACGAAACCTTATTCGAGATTAGAGAAAACAAGACAGATATTGATGAGACATTAAATTTCGATGATATTACACAATAATGGCAAGAAGAAAAGTTCCAAGTCAAGTTGCGACAGGTGCAGAAACATTTAGCGATAGCTTAGTCGGTAGACAAATTACCGACGGTACTAGTCAATTGACTAATACGAACTTTGCCATTGACCGTATCATACCAGAAAAAGACAGTAAGAAATTTAGAACTAGTCAATTTTCAGATTTTTTAACGTTAGATGATTTAAAAGAGGAAACGGATTCTCCAACCACATCAACAAAAACCAAAGAAGAGAGAAAAAAAGAAATTAAATTTAAATCTTCTAAAACTAATGCTGCGGTTTCTACTTTCGGTTCATTAAGAAGTAGATTACTTGCATCGATTACACGAATTATTAAGAAATTCCCAGCTACATCACTTGTTGATTCCGAGAGTTTAATTAAGAATTCAATTTATACTGCGTACAACATATCTTACGATTTTAATCAGAACACAACGGAATTTACTGTTGATTTTGCAATGATTTATAATCCGTTAGATGTTTCATTTATAAAACCAGAGAGTAATGTAATACCAACCACTGATAATGAGGTTAGAAATTTTTATTCATCATATAAAAAATATGTAATAGAAGTTTCAGGTACAACTTATCCTGTATTAACATATAGTGAACCAAATTCAAATAACGAAGTTTCATTTAAAGTTTTTGGTAAACCATTTGGAGTCTTATCAACTTACAATTTTAATTATTTAATTAGACCAAACGACGGTATAGTTGAAGAATTCTATATGGGGTTAGACGATTTGGAAGAAACACTCCTAAACAGAGAATCTTCACCTAAATTCAAAACCTCATTCAAAGTACCAAGAGATAGTTTCGAAGGAGACAAAACAGAAATAACTGACGTTGAGGTTGCTTGGCCAACATCTAAAGATGGATGGAATATTAAAATTGTTGGTTTAGAATATGAAAATTATCTAACTCAATTAATTGATTTATCTGATGAAATAGACAATTACAAATCAAACCTTTTTATAAGGTTTATGAGTGCTCCTCAATTGTATGAGTTCGATAGTGACGATAAAAAAATAGAATCAATATTTCAATTATACGGTCAAAATTTTGACAAGGTAAAAAAATACATATCGAACATTGCAAATATGCGTAATGTTTCGTACGATGGTATTAATAACGTTCCTGACGTATTATTAAAAAACTTAGCAAATACGTTAGGTCTATCAACAGTTAGTCTTTTAGATGAAAAACAAATTGATGAGTTATTATACGTTAGACAAGATTCCCAATACGAGGCGGTTAACCTTGGTACAAACATTGTTGACGCTGAATATGAATTTTACAGAAGATTATTAGTCAATTTAGTTGAATTATACAAATCAAAAGGTACAAGAAAATCTATTGAATTTTTCTTACAATTCTTAGGTGCTCCTGAACCAATGATTAAAATAAACGAATACGTTTATAAAGTAGTTGGGTTCCCTAAGTCTTTAGATTTAGAGTCGGATATTTGGGATGTTATTGAAGGTACAAAAGTTAATACAACTCTAACCTTCGATGAAGACACATTTTCATATATAACAGGAACTACAACATCAAAAACAACTTACGATAGAAAAGAATATCCAGTAATTGAAAACACAATCTTACCTAGACGAGCGTATGACGATGTAACTGATATGTTCTTCCAAAAAGGTGCGGGTTGGTATGAGAAAACATTAGACCATAGATCTTCAATGATTTTGGATAAGGAATTGTCAAAAGGAACTTATGTTAATGGTGAATTCCAATTAACAGGTAGAACCAAAACAATTAAAACCAAATCAAAAGATTTTACATATGGTGAGGATTATTTCGATGTATTCAGAACTTTACCTGGTTTAGATACGGGATTTGATATTGTTAATCAAATTGATAATAAGAAATCACACCCAACAGATGACGGTTCAGTTTATTTATTAAATAGAAAAAATATTAGTATTAACCTATCGGCAGCTCAAACTCTTGATTATGACATTTATAGAAAATCTAGAGAATTAAGTTTGTCATTTGGTAGTGTAACGTTAACACCACAAACGGGGGTAACCTTTGCTGAATTTTTAAATAAAACATTAAGTGAACAAATTAAAAATTCAAACACTGTAAAGTACAAAAAGAATTATATTATTCTTGAGGACATTTATAGGGATTATATTACAAATACAAGTTTCACACCATATAATCTTCCCGATATTACGGAGTTCATCAATAAGATGAGTCCATATTGGACACAAGTAATCGACCAATTTATACCTGCAACCACATTATGGATGGGAGGTAATTTAATTGAGAATGGTTTATTTGGTCGTTCAAAATATCAATACAAATTCGGATGTCAACCAAGAGAATTTATCGAGGAGTTATATCCAGATTTTGAAACGGCAATTGAAGAAGATTTAGAGACATTACTTGGAGATGAAGATAACTTTAGAGGATTATTAAATTCAACAGGAGTTACTTATTATCCAATAATCGAAATAGATGGGGTAGTTTATACTGGTAACGCTGTTGTTGTTAGCGGAATTGTTAACACATCAACTAGCGCTAAATTATTTGATGAATGGATTTTAAATGACTGTACTTGTTACTTTAGTGGTACCGCTTTATTAAATGGACCAACAAGAACATATACACATAAGTTACCATTAATTTGTGACTATAAACAATATATTAATCCAGATGTTACCAAAATAAAAGAACTTTGGAGACAATCATTAGTTACGTTAATTAATTTTATTAATTCGAACACTGATATAGATGAGGCTGGGTGTATTGACACATATGAACCATATGCTTTAGCCGCAAGATGGCCTTGTTATAGTGGATGTACTTTAAGTGGTACAACAAAATATGGTACATCACCAAACACATTACCAGGACCATATCAATGTGTTGGGGTAGATAAGAAATTAATTGATCATCAGTTTTTTACTGATACTGACGGTGTTGAAAAAATTAAATTCACATCAATAAAACACGGTCCAAACGACTGTTCGGTTGAGGAATATTTTGATTATAAATTTAAATCATTAAACGACCCACAATTAACAAATTGTGGAATTGAGTTGGACTTTTCAAACGAATGCCCCAACGGTAAATTAACAACATATGTGTTGGGTAGTGAGGTTGATTGTAAAATCAAAGGTGATGTAACTATTAAAATTACAGGTACCACCGTAACAGTACAAAGTGGGTCAACAACCAATTGGCCAGTCTATGTTCATAAAAATTGTGAGATTGGAGTTAATCCATTGTCAAATTATTCATTATCTGGTGCGACAATGGATTCACAAGGTAATTGTACATTAGTATTAAGAAATGTTTATGAGGATGATGTAATTGATTTATTATTTACGGACGCAGCTAACTGTGACGTTAAAGTAAAAATAGAAGGATTAAATGTAAGATATGTACAAGGTAATAAATTAAACATAGCAAAAGAAGATGATATTACATATCAAATAGTTCCAAAAATTCAATATAGAGAATCTTTTAATTATGGTCTAAAAGGTGACTCATATGTATTATTATATACAGGTTCGACATCAACAGGATCAACAATATTAAGTGATTATGTTAAGTCCCAAGTTATTAATTTAAATGAAAATGATATTATATTATCTGCATCATATAAAAATTGTAATAACATAAAAAACCAAGATATAAAAAATGGTATTTTAAATGACAATTTTTCATTTGTATTTGATTACGTACCGATTAAAATAACTAGAAAAGATTGTTTAGGTTCGGTTAAAAAAAGTGTAATTGTTGGTAGAACAAAAACGGGAGTCTTGGAAACATTTAAGGTGTTACCAACATCTAAATTGAGAGTATACACCAATAAATCTATTACAATTGAATCAGGAGGTAATGTTTTAATTGACAAAAGTAAATTTTATTTCTTTGACGAAAGATTTCCAGAACAATTACAAATTGCGGTAGAACAATTAGAACCTTGTTGTGATCATAATAATGATTATATAGAAAGAGGTGATTTCTTAATAACCGCTAGTGGTAAATTAATTGAAGTAATTTCAGTAGATTTAGACTATTGTGCTCCCGAAATTTATTTCAATTTAAATATAACCACAAACCCAACAAATTTAATAGTTTTCAACGGTAATATTAATCACCAATTGTTGTCACAACATTATTATGATTTATTCTCAAGGTTTAATGTTAATTTAAATCAAGTTTATATAACAGATTGTTGTCCTGACGGAAGACCTGTTCCAAGAGTTATGGGTTCAAATCCTTGTAATATGGTTGATAACGTAGGTTTACCTTGTGGTGATTCATACCCAACACCAACTCCTACTCCAACACCAACTAGTACACCAACTAGTACACCAACAAATACGCCAACACCAACTCCTACAGCAACACCAACTCCTACAGCAACACCAACTCCAACGGCAACTTCTACTAGTACACCTACACCAACGGCTACTAATACCCCTACACCAACACCTACACCTAATTGTGTCTTTAATGTAGATATAACAACCCCTACACCGACACCAACACCTACTATTACACCAACACCAACACCTACACCTAATTGTGTCTTTAATGTGGATATAATAAAATCTACATCAACGCCTACACCAACTCCAACGCCTACACCTAATTGTGATTTTAATGTAGATGTTATAAAGGCCACATCAACACCAACACCTACGCCAACTCCTACACCAAATTGTGATTTTAATGTAGATGTTATAAAGGCTACATCAACACCTACTCCAACACCAACTAGTACGCCAACTCCAACTCCTACACCTAATTGTGATTTTGATGTGGTGGCGGTTAATATAACAACCCCTACACCAACACCTACTAGTACGCCAACTCCAACACCAACTCCAAATTGTGAGTTTGATGTTGTGGTTGTTAATATAACAAC